TCAGTATCGCTGTGATCACTGCTACTCTATTAGTTGTAATCACCTCAATCTTTTTGTTAATTTATATTGGTTGGAGATTGATAAGAAGGTGTAAATACAAAGATTGGGACTTTAATGGTTCCAAAAGGTTTTTGGAAGGTATAAAGATGCATAGATGTATCCTTGCCAGTAAACTGTATACACCTCTGCCTAATATGTCCTATAAAGCAATGGACAGTATTATGGAAGTTGACCCTAGCACAGTGAGAACTGATGTACAAGTAGTCAACTTTGATCCAATCAATGTGTCTAAACAATTGGGAGTTAGACTAGTAGGACCAGCTTATACTGCTGTAGTACCTCTAGTTCATAGTAACTCGCCTGTTAATGTAGATATAAGTATCAAGACTAGAGTACTTAAGAAACAGGAACCAGCTGATGAGATCTATTCCAGTTGGTTAACTGAAGCCTTGTATAGGTTTCCTTTCTACTACAAAGACAGAAAATGGCACTATACCGGTGATGATTTCCTTACTGGATGCCAGATAGGATTTTATAAAGCCGACAACATCAAGAAATACATGGAGAGAGCAAAGGTGAATCCAATGAGATATAAACGTTTGCAAAAAGCTTATGATCGGCACAAGTTAATAGGTTTTGAACCTAAGGAATTGGCGTTTAAAGCTTTTATCAAACGTGATAAAGAAATGCTCATCACACAAGCAGGTACAGCTGAATCTAAACCAAGAATGATCCAAGGAGTAAGCGAACAAGGAAAGATTTACTATGGACCATGGTTTTATGATTTTAATAAGCTGTTAAAGATGTGGTGGAACAGAGAGAATAACATCTGGTATTGTAGCGGAGCTACAACAGATGATTTTCACTCATGGTTTACACGAGTTCTAGCTGGACATGATGAATTTTTGTTTTTGAGCTCAGATTTTAGTTCTTATGATATGACACAAGGTAAGGATAGAATCAAAGCTGAATGGAGGTTTTTTGAGTATATAGGATTGCACGAGGTTATAAATCCTTTTACTGATAATAAACATCCAAAAGAAGATGTCCATGCATTTATCAAATCCAATGTATATTATAAAGCGATCATTCGTGATCGTGCCTCATGGCAGGGAAATGTTATGAGAAAATCTGGTAACTCTAATACCAGTAGCTCTAATTCCTACACCACAGCGCTCTCAATGAGTATGCCTTTGGATGATATGGGAATTAAGTATAATATGGCAGTTTTAGGTGATGACAACATCATAGTTCTAAAACGCAAGGATATTCTTGACAAATTTGAAGGTAAGATAGCATTCACTGATTATATGCGGAACTACCTGAAAAAATTTGGTTTTGTGGCTAAATTAATTTTAACTAACACAGTTGAAGAGGCAGAATTCCTGTCTCTGAAAGTTTATAATACCCTAACTGGCTATTACGTAGGTAAGAAACCAGGACGGGTTCTTTGTAGATTAGGCTGGTTGTTGGACAAAATTGAATATATCCAAAACCCTTTAGAAAAAGCAAGAGTATTCAAGGGAGTATTGATATCATACCTCCCAACAAGTAACCACGTACCGTTTCTCAGAGTGTACGTCCATACCCTCCTTAGACATATGGCTAAGATTGAGGCAAAACATTCTGAAATTAGTGAGTATTTGTTAAAAGGTGAGTTGAAGGAAGCAGACATTGCCACATGGGTCGGTTTTTCTGATGCTTATGGTTTAACACGTACAGATGAAGAAAACTTTGCTGCTGAATTAGAGCAAGGATTGAAGTTTGGTAACGAAGTCTTGATAGACTCAAAGTTTGTCAAGCACCTAGTCCAAATGGAGGACATAGAGCTTTAGGCTCTATGGGGTACAATAATAGTACTAAATGTTTTATTGCAAGTTACGAACTGCTTCCGCAACATAGAACAGTTACCTTATTAGTTGAAGTTGATTCTGGCTCAGTAGGCTGGTTTCAAGGGAGATTAATGATGGGAAACATTTTATGGGCGAGATTAAGTGGCCTGGTAGATCCCGTTCCGACCGGATCCCTAGTTGAACACTAATTAGCTGTTGGAAAACTTAAACAGACGTGTTGCAGTAAACTTGATAGGCTATTATTGTGTGTGAAGCGTCTAACGAGGATGCACCCTTTGTGGAGAAGGGTCCAGTTTT